GTCGCTACAGGTCGAACATCCATGTCTACATCTTGCGATGCAGTCACGCCGTGCGTCTTACGACGCGCCTCTCTCTCAAGTTCCAAAACAGCAAGGGGCCCGAGGGCTCCCGTGTTGGTGTGGAATGACTTGAAGAGTTTACCGTGATCGGTTGCCACATCATCCACATAAGTGTGGATAGGCTTCAACGACTTAACTTCAAGTCGTTGGAGTGCGGCATTCCATCTGGTAACAGGACGTGTGGAATCATCTGTTTCAAGACCGACACATATCGTTCCGGAAGGAACGTACGTGACGCCACGATCGTTGAGAAACGAATCGAGGAACTTCAGAGTACGATAAAGGTCGTCTCTGAGGTGTGAATTGAACATTTGATTCCTGAAACTGACCCAAGAAATCAGTTCAGTGACATGGTTGCGGTCGAGCGGTTCACGCTGTCGAAGGTATACGGGGGAGACCTCGTATCCGTCAAAAGCGTCCAAACCGCATGACTCTCGGAACTTCCCGTGAAGGAAGCTCTTTGATTCATTCACCTTGAGGCCAGAGGCCTCAAGTTGACCGATCGCTTGGTGAGAGTATTCCACGGGGATGACAATGTCATCACCGTAGACGCTCAACCCACGACCCCGTTTTCCCCAGCTACGAATAGTGGAGGGACGGAAGTCGTTCAGCTCACGACAGATGCTGGTAACAACCAGCACGGTAAAGACCATGGCCTCTACCGGGAATGTCAGAGCTGATCCCATCGAGGCAAACTTACGCGGAAGCATAAGGTTGCCATCAGGGAGTTGTACGAAAGGAGTACGCGAAAGACGGAGGAATCGAACAAAGCTATGGTTAAAACCAAAGATATGTTCGACCAGCGCCATCGATACCCGATCGGAGGCGTCGGAAAGGTCAATCGTGGCCAAACGGCCAGTGATTGATCCCTCCCGAGCACCTTCTCTGTTGAAGTCTTGATATGTGAAACCACACACAAGACGCCGGTCCTCAAATTCCTGCTTCAGGTTAGCC